TGCATCATCAAATGGCAGTTCTTTGAACCATTCAGGCAAACGTAATTCGTCTGTTGGATAAGCAACACTTGTATATCCCAGCGGATTTTGTTTTAATTTACAAACAATAACTTTCATACCGTCAACAATCTCTTCGGAGTACTTGTCTCCGTTCATACGCTTTAGTGTATTCCAGTTAATACTTGCTCTAACATGTCCAGGCATATTTGCTTTGCCTTGTTTTTCTTCTAGTCGACGATAGTGTCCAACTTTGTTTGCACGTTTCGGACTACCTTTCTCCCAACCAGGGCGTTCACTAAACTCTTGACGGAATTGTGTAATGCGCTCAAGTACATCTTCTTGTGGCTTATCAGTAAGTACCATAAGCAATAGCTCACTTAGAAACTCCTGCATAAACACAGGCGTATCTGACCTACGCAAGTCCAAGCCCATTGCTTTTACCTTGCCCGGTTTGCCGTCTGTATCTGTTCTAAAGCCTTCGTTGTCTACTACTAGTGCCGCATAACGCTTCTTAGTAATATACAAGCCTGACTCTGCAACAATCTCTCTACCTGCCGCAATAACATCTGCACGACTCTTTGGACAATGAAATGAATCTGCCATCATATTAATAAATGTACTGTCTACAGCTTCACTTACTTGATCATATAATGTAATAGCATTCTCTGTATTCCAAGGAATCTTTCCACTATCAATGTCTGCCTTTAGAGTTGGGTACGCACTAAAGTAAACAGAGTCAGTATCACCATATATAACAGCATCGCCTGTATGGTCATATGTACCTGTAATAACTTTATTTGCTTCTGCACTCATATGTTTAACAATAGTACGTCCTGTTAGTGTTGTACTCTGTCCAATACGCTTGTCAAAGAATCTACAACCAGGATTAAGAATTGCACCATACAAACTGTTCAAGTTAATCTTCTTAACTAGCTGTCGTTTGTCCCAGTATTCAATCTCTGCAGCGTTGCCTGCATCTTTTGCTTTTTTAAGCATCTTCTGTAAGTCTTTACGTTCACTGTACCAACGTTTAAGAATGCCTGGAATAACACCTTCAAACTCTGTAGTAAAGATTGTACCGTTTGCACTAAGCATCCACGGTTGATTGCTGTCAAAAATTACGTTGTATATTTCAGCACCGCTTAGTACATCACTACCACCAGACTCCCAGTCAATTGTAAGAGCAATGTCTTTACGTTTCTCCATTACAGCTTCGTATTCTTCTGTAGCAAAACGTCCTTCCCAACTACCAGCAAAGCTCTTCTTCTTTAGACCCATGTCTTCTGTTACTCGAGCATCTGAAATGTCTGGACGTATTTGTCCTATAACAGTTTCTGGAGCCATATTCAATGCACGAATCACACTAGGATACAGTGAATTCAAATCCATTGATGCAATCCACTTGTGCAAGCCTTTCTTAGGAAACGCAACGTATGCGCCAGCCGCTTGTGTGTTCTCATCATCACGTTTTTTGCGATTAGGAACCTGTAAGCCTCTGTGCCACGCTTCGTTAACAATAGCTTGCTCTGTAACAGCAACAGCACCCATAGTGGTCTGTAGCAAAACAGTGTTTGCGTGTGCAAGTTCGTTACTTAGATCAATAAATCTTAGTTTTTTGTCCAGCTTGTCCAGTAGTGCGGTATCTTGTATGTTGTATTCGATGAACTTTCTAAAGTCATTGTTGTACAATGCGTCCAAAGTGCCTTCATAAGGGACCTTGTTCTCGCCAACTTCGATTTCGCCAATGGCATCAAGTCTATATGTGTGTCTTTCTTCATACGTGTATTTACGATATAAATTCAAACTATCTAAATGCACTCTACCTATTAGGTCAAAGGTCTGCGCTATTTTACCAAACTTTTCATATTCACGTTTCTTAGGCAATTGTCCCCACAAGCAGAATCTACGTGTGTCATCTTTGCTTAGTACACGAGCTGTTCTGTTTACTGTGTACGGAATATCATAACCTTCGCTGTTCCAACCTGATAAGATATCACTATCTTCAATCAGCGTTAAGAAAGTGTCAATCATATCACCTTCTTTTTCAAACAGCATTACGTTGTCAATGCCTTCTAGTTCTTTTTCAGCTTGTTCCATTGTAAGTGTCTTAGGCGGAACTGCCAAACACACCATTGTTTCTAACCACTGTAAGTAAACAGATATAGAAGTAATAGGCATAAACGGATCGCTAGGATCAGCAAAGCCACGTTCTGGATCAAAGTCAGTCTCAATATCAAAGAAAGCAATGTTTAGTTTAGGAGCATCTTGATTGAGATAGTGTTCACTCAAACACTGAAAGATTGGATTAATGTCGCTTTCAAAAAGATCTTTGTCTTTGTTAATAGCTACTTCTTTGCGGAAGTCTTTTGTGTTCTTGCACACAATACGACTCAACGGGTCACCGTACACACTCTTGTACTTGCCTCGTTGGTCTTTGTAATAAAATGTATATTTTGTGGGGTATTCGCGATAAGATCTCTTACCGTCTTTGCGCTCAACTACGCGAATAATATCTTGATCGCGATCAAAGTGTGCGTCTACGTAACTCATTTATTCTCCTATCGTTGCTTGTGGCCAACTTAACCTTCTACTTGCTCTCTTGAGCGTTAACACTATTATAGCATTATACATTTACTTAGTCAAGTAAATTGTCATTAATATATTTCATCATTTTCTTACTAAACTTTGCACGTTTAAAAGCCTCATACGATGCTTTAAGTGAATAAGCAAAACTTTCTGGTTTGTGATCTTTAAATGCCAAACAGGCTTGCATTATACTAGTTCTATCAGAATATAATCCTTTAGCATCAAACCTTTTAAGTGTAACAGTTTCGTCTGTATTAAACCTATAATATGCTAACGCTTCGCCTTCGCAAATATTAATAGTATATCTATCTTTTTTAAATTTAAATCCTGGTTGTACTGGACGTACCCAAGATGAAATATCAACTGTTCCTGACACTCCCATTACATCATCAGTAAATGGAGTATCCTCATAGTAAGGATGAAGTTGTGTCATTGTTAGTTCATCTTCACTAAACATTAAGATCTGTGCATACGACAGTTGAAATATCCTATGTGGATTAGGCTGAGTAATTATTTGATTTAAAAAATCAGGTTCGTAATTGTTAAAACACTTTGGGGTTCGAAACCCCTGACCGTAATCAATATGTAAGTCTAATGGACTCTTTAATGCAAACGTGTTCTTTAGTTCGTTTACCATTGCAGGGCATCTAGCAGTATGAGGTCCAAAAAAGTCAACTGGATCAATACGTTTAATAAGTCTTTCAGGTTCGAAAAACTTTAGTTCACTAATTAAAGGCCAATCGCTGCCTGATATAACTGGAGCCCAATATACTGTTTTTGCCATTTAAATTCCTATGCAAACAACTGTATTAATGCCCATAAGTTCATTGCTGTGAACCAAGAACATAATATAATTACAAATGCTGCCTGTCTAATAACAGCACTTACAATACCTAAGATACTTCCAACCAGATATAGTGGCACAAAGATTGTTGTAGCAGGATCAAGTATTGTAAAACTAAGTATTGCGCTTGCTGAGATCAGAAATAATGCTTCAATCATTTCACAGTAAAACGCAACTGGACTTAGTCTGTAACTTTCCTCAAAAAATGACTTGACTTTGACAATCATTTGTCATAGCCGAGAGTCGTAATGATAGTTTCTAAATCATCAAACTCGTCAAAGTGTCTATCCCAATCTCTATTTTTAGCAACTTTAATTGCTTTGTTAATTAGACTTGGTTTAATATCCATTTCTTCTGCAATATGTTTTACAGTTTCTTTTAGTCCGTTTTGTAAATCTTCTACTTCTTGAAGTACTGTTACACCTTCACGTACAAGATTTTCTAACTTGGCCTTTTCGTCGCCACCGTATACTCGATCACCCATATGGTTTCTCCTATTAATTTAACTTATATTATACTTGGTTATTTAGATAAAGTCAAGTGTTTTTCTTGCTTTTTTTGGCTAATAAGCGTTGCATATCTTTTAGCCTTGCTCGAAACGAAGGATTTCTAAGTAATTCTTCAAATAGTTTTACATAGTCCTTGAGAGCATCTCTTTCAGTTTTTGAAAGATTACGTCCTTCTGAAGCTTTTGATATCGCTATCGCTGCCATTGCGGCACTTGCTTCTGGATCAATTTCTTTTGCACCTTGTGCAGTTCTTGCATCTAGTTCTCTTATGAGGTCTCCAAAGTTCATTCGCTTCCCCTCATTTTATATATTGACATTACAACTTCTTTAGTTGTTGCCGGCAAAGGTATCTTACCTTTTGTATAATGATTATTTAGATATGTATGTACAGCAGGTATTATAGCTGCGTTATTCTCTCTAAACAAGTTAAGTTCTTGTTCGTGACTCATACTAGGATTTTTCTTTTTATCCATTGCAGTTAATTTTTTAGCGGCAGCATTAATAGCATTTAAAACACCATAGTATGCTTTTTGAGAATCAGTGTTTGCCATTGCCTTTTGAATAGCTTCTTTAATTGTGCCTTTGGTATTGCCGGTTGCAATTGCTTTAAGTATGGCTTGTTTATTTCCATCTGGAGCAGTATCTGCGTTTGCTACTTTTGCAAGTTCTTGAGCAAATTTAGTAAAATCACTTATAGTATCTTCAAATACTACTTCAAACGCCTTCATTTCCTTGCTGCGTCCTTCTTCAACTTTTCAACCAATTTTATCATTATTACTAATGTTTTAATTTGATCGTCAATTTCAGGATCGCCTTTGTCAGGTAGTAAAGATTGTAAATCACCTTTCATTCCTAATACATCAGAACCGTGCCATTGTATAATTCTGTTTGCAACAATCCTTGCAACTGCTTGAGGAATTTCACCTTGTAGCTCTTTAGCAAGTGCTGCCCAAGGTGCTGATTTGTATTCGCCAGCAAGTGCTGGATTTAAGAATTTATCTCTAAACAATGTTGGCAATCCACTAGCGCCTGTGCCAACACCATATGCTTGTTGGAATTTAGATAGTTGCTGTGCCGCTGCCGCTGTAGGATCAACAGTAGGTGCACCGTCTTTGTTACCTATTTCAGGTTTTGGTGGCGCATTTGGAGTAATAGTTGTAGTATCTTGAGAACCACTGTCGGTACTTCCTGCACCGCTGTCACCAACCTTAGGACCATCACCAAACCCACTACCTATATCAGTAGTTATATCAGGTTTTGCATTTTGTCTATCAATAGTTGGTACTAGTTCTTTAATTAAATTTGCAGTTGTTTCACGTGGACCAAGTGTACCTTTGTTAATACCTGCTTCAATAGCTCTTTTTGTAACTTCTCTAGTTAACTGATCATTTGGCATATTTGCTCGCATACGAGTTAGCTCAAGAACTTGTTGTGTTACAAATGTTTGTATTTCTTCACGTTGTGCTTTGTTGTATGCCGCAATTACTTGTTTGACAAATTTTAAAAAATTACCAATTGTTTCCGGATCTTCTTTAAGAATAGTAATTTCATTAATTTGCATTTTACATTCCCGCTAATTGCTTCATTACTGCCTGTTCATTAGGCGGAAGTAATTTCAATAATTTAGGGTCTGCTACAATTTGTTTGGCTATTGCTATTGCACTGGCTTTATCTTTTGCACCAGTTTGCATAAGTTTATCTAATTTAGCTTTTGATTGTGCATCAACTGCTACTTCACCGCCTGCCATTGAAGTATCTACTGGAGCTGTTTTTTTCTTAGGCTGCTCTACATCTGTACTAGTGTCTACATCTGTACTAGCGGCTGTTGAATCTCCTTTTGGAGTTCCATCTGGGTTATGAGTTTTGCCATATTTTTTGTCCCAAGCAGCCTTGGCATAATCACCTTGTACTCCGCTTGCTTCTGGTCTTGGTTCAACTTTTTTACCTACATCGTTAGGATCTGGCTTAACTTGATTTAGTGCTGCTTTGGAACCGTCAAGTTCTGCATCACCTGTAGGTTTTTCTCCATAGGTTTTGTATTCTGTTTCCGATGGAAGATTAGTAGGACCAGAGCCTCTGCCACTACCTACTTCGTTGCCATCTTTGTCATAGGTTGTATATGTTTTGCTTTGACCTGAACCTTTTACAGTTTTATAGACAGCTTCCTCTGGATCTGGGCGTTGACCTAAGCCACCGTCATCTGTTGCGTCACCTGGTTTTGCTTTTGGAATGTCTGCATCTTTAGCACGTTGCGCCATTTCAGCATCGCCGTCACCTCTGCCACCACCTGTATAATCAAGTTTCTTAGCATCGTCAATAATTTTCTTATATCTGTCATAACTAACTTTAGGCATTGCTGCGGCAAATTCAGCATCGCTCATAACATCATCGTATTGTGCAATTAAGTCTGTAAGTTCTTTCTTTTCTTGATCTGAAAGTGCTTCAGTTAATGATTGCTCGACAATACTAATTAATGATCTAAAATCTCTACTTGAATTTTCAGTAGACTTTTTAATTGCTCCGCCTTTTTTAATAAGCTCTTCCATACGAGACATATCTTTACGGAAGTCGATAAATGTTTTACCACCTTTAAAACTAAAGCTGCGTAATTTAATAATTTGTCCAATAGTTTCTGGACCTGCATCACCATCAACTTTAGCACCAAAATACTTTTGAAATTCTTTTACTGCATTAACAGTGCCGTTACCATATTTGCCGTCTACTCCGTTAGGGTCAAAACCCATATCAGTTAGATACTGTTGTAGTTCTTTAACTGCTTCTACTTCGTCTGGGTCGTTAGCAAGACCACCTTTACCTGACTTAGCAAACTTTTTCAAATTGCCTGCAATAGGCTTTTCGTCTGCTTTTTTATCAGCACCTTTGTCTTTACTAATATCACTAGCTTTCGCTGCGTCAGGTTCTACCGTTTTATCTTTAGTTTCTGGTTCTTTATCTGTTGTGCCTAGTTGTGCTTTTGCTTTACTAATTACAGGCTCGTATTGGTTAATTCTGTCTGATAATAATGATCTATTTTGGTCGCTAATTAAGTATCCTTGCTCATCCTTAAAGTTTGCAATTAATTCTAAGTCAGCAACTACTTTTACTAGTTCAGCTGCTTCATCAGATGTCAATGCTTCAAACATTAATTGTGATCTATCTGATTCTGATAATACTGATTTTAAACTGTTTGGTACACTTTCGTTCATTTTACGAACAAGCTCATCCATACGTCTAACAAGGCCGCCTGCGTGTTTTTGTAATAATCTCAAACCCTTGCCATCTGGTGTGCGATAAAAAGTTTCACCGCCTGACAATCTTAATTTACCATCTTTAGGAGCTGCTTCTGCATCTTTATCAGCACCGGGCTTTAATGCATCTGGACCGTCTTGTCTACCTTTTGTATCTGTTCCTGCTGGAGCATCTACTGGACCATCAATACCTTGTTTACTAGGGTCTGTTTCTTTTTCTCTTTGTGTGTCAGCAAATGTAACGTCATTTGGGAATTTTTTTAGTTTGCCGCCAACAATCTCGCCATCAACACTAGCAGGATTCATTTTGCTGCGGTTGTTTGGATTACCACTCCATTTTGCAATTTTTCTTTTACCAGATTTTTCATCTCTTTTCATATGCCAAAACGCACCATCGTGGTACATTAGTTTTGTATGTGCATTTTTCTTACCAAATATTCCTGATAAATTACTTAGATGAAAGTGAGTTGGTTTAAACTTACTTGGAGCTTTAGCTTTCTTTTCTACAATATGTTCGGCTTGTTCTACTAGCTTGATATACTCACGCATTTTAAGACCCCTTTTTCTTCAAATGCTTGTCTTTGATTTTGCCTTTTTCTTCTTCGTCAGCACCGTCACGACCAGCTGCTTGTAGTTCTTCAAACCCTTTTTTGCCGTACTTCTTAATACCTGTGTAGCGTTGTAATCCGGTTTCTTTTAATCTTAATTGAAGTGAGTGCTTGTAATCTGCACCCTCTAATGTTGGAGCATTTTCTTCTTCAAATTTTGTTTCGTATTCTAAATGATGATACACAGATCCTAGATAATCTGCTGCTTTTGTAATTTTTGATTGAACCCAACCTTCTAATCCTTCACGTTCGCTAACACCTTTTAGCATTTCGTGCAGTTTGATTGAATATTTGGCGAGCTTGTATAATTCTGCTCTAGCCATTTGTACTTCGTGGTCGCTCTCAGCCTTCATTGCTAAGTCAGCTAACCCTTCATTTGTTACAGGTTTTTTAAGATCATTTTTGCGCATTTAAGATACTCCAATTATTGTAGTATTTATCAATAAGGAAACTATTAAGACTTTTTCTTTTTCTTCTTTTTCGGTATAGATCCAGCTCTTGATAATGTTCCAATGCCGCCACTAGCAAATCCAGCACCTGCTACACTAGCTATTCCGCCTGCACTAGTAGTTTCCTTCATAGCTTTATTCTTTTCGTGACAGTCGCAATGTTTACAATCAGGTCCGCATTTACATTCTGTTACAGGCTTGCCGCAACACGCCTCCGGACACATTTCAACTTTCTTTTCTAATAACTCTATTACTTTCATTGTATTCTCTCCAATACGCATTTCGCTCATTAGTACTTAGCCTTTTTGCTTCGTGCTCTTTGTACTTTTCTACGTAGTGTTTAATGTTCATCTCTTTCATTTAGGATACCTTTCATTACTCGTGTTGCTGTGTCTGTGAAAAAACGTGGAGCAACACTATGTACCACAAGTGCTGGTACAAGTAATTGTAGCTTAACGGCTGTTTTTAGTGCCGCCTGCATATGTTGTAGGCCTGACTCGCCTTTTTCTTCTAGGTGTAGTTTACATTGTTTACTAAACATTATTTCTTCTTCTTTCTACCTGATTTCATATTAGCACACCAGTGATACATTTTAGCCTTTTCACCACTTGCGTTCTTAGCACGTTTGCGTAGTGCTGTTACACTACCATTACAACTAGCACCTGACTTCTTTACTCTACCAGGTCTGCTTTTGCCTTTTTTCTTACCATCAGCAAAGTTTTCGCTAATATGTGCTTCTAAATCAAT